CTTGAAGCTGTTCATCTGCTTTTTTCTTTGCTTCTGCATAGTCTTCAGGTCTTGTACCTTCTGGTGGTTCTACAGGATCTTCGTCACCTGCTAAAGCAGTAGTTGCCGCGGCAGTTATACCTAATTGTGCTCCTGGACTAAAACTTCTGAAACCTGACCCTTTCATTAAAGCTTCTTTACCGCCTCCAGCAGCGACCTCCGCAGGTGTCATCGCACCAACTTTTTCAGCACTCATAGCTGGTTGACCTATCAAACCTGATAATCCTCTACCTGCTAAAGTTTGTCCTGTAAATTGTTGTCCTAGTGAAAGACTTCCTGCTCCCATATCACCTAAGTAATTTCCTCCAGCAAACATACCAGGCATTTGACTTGATTGTCCAAAAGCACTCAAACCTTTAATACCTGCCATACCACCAACTTGTCCTAAAGTTCCTGCAATTGCTGCATCTCTTAATGATCGTTTTGTTGATTTACCTCTGAGTTTTTGAATACCAAAGGTTGCTAATGCTATTGTAAATGGATCCATAATATTTTAACTAGTTATTATGGTATTTTAACTTATATAAGGCTATTCTTCAATATCACTCAACTTTTGTAAAGTCGTCCATGAACTTACCGGTATAGTGATATTCTCCTACATGGCTTATTTCTTCGTCAATCAGAGCATGTATTTGGCCACCCATAGATGTCCATAATTTACAGAAATAGAAGTCTTCTCCTGTATAAGTTTTAGACTTTGGGCTATAGTAAGAATCAAAGAAGTTGTAATAATGAGGTCTCTCAACAAGCTCACCATTTACCATAGTTTTTTGTACAATGTTAAGTTGGCTATATTCTTTTTCTAATGCCTCAAAGACAGATCTTTTGATCATCATCATTCCTGTTGGTCCTCTTTCTACTTCAATATAACCGTCTTTTGGTTCTATGTTTTCTGGATCTTTAACTGTTACAGGATATACATGACCCATTGTGTTAGGTAGATCATCAGGTCTTCTTTTAAAATCAGTTTGAAACTTATTATAATTTACGGTCTTCATTGGATAAGGTATTAATGAAACATCATGTGGTGAGTTAAACAATCTTAAAACAGATCTAGTACTAAAATCCATATCACTGTCTATAAATATCATTCTATCTGCATCAGAGTTCATAAAACCAGATGCACATAAATTTCTTCCTTGAGTTACTAAAGAAGATTTCATTAATTGAAATGTTACTTTAATTTTATTTAAGATACATTCTTTCTGTAAATCTAAACAAGCTTTAGCAAAATGAATAGATACTTCTGAGTGTACTGGTGTACAAACCATTAAATGATTATTTTTGTTTTCGCTTGACAGTAAGTGCTCCTTTTAAAAAATCAGTCCAAAATCGACCTATGGTTTTCCAATCATAATATCTTTGATAGTATTCTTGTTGAAATTTAAGACCCCAAGATAAATCATTTTTTAACATTTCTTTACATTGTAAAACACATTCCCCTAATTGAATTGCTAATTTAGCTTTATCAGATGTGTATGGAATATAAATAGGAAACTCAGCACATGTTTCTGGTATAGCACCGAGATCCGTGGTTATTAATAATTGACCCGCAGCTAATGATTCCATCGCTGATATACAAAACGTTTCTTCCCAAATACTAGGAAAACAATTTATATCATAATCTTTTAATTTACCTACTAACTGATCATGAGGACAATAACCCATGTAGTTTACATTTGGTAAGCTCTTAGCCTTTTCATAAAGTTTTTCATAGCCTTTATCGTTTTGGTTGTGAAAACTAGATCCATAAATAATTGTGCTTGAATAAACATCTAAGGTAATATCAGGATCTTTAATTGCTTCCATAGTAGCTAAAGCTACTTCTAAACCTCTCCAAGGTGTAGATATATAACACATTTTAACTTTTGGTTTTGGAGTAAAATCAGTTTTAAGTTTCAACTCATCGTAGTCAACAGCGTTTTTAATTACTGTAGATCTGTCTTCAGGAATTTTAAAAAAGTACCTGTACTTTTCAAATGTCCAATGAGAATTAAAAACATACCAGTCATACTTAGAATGGTTATCTTTGTTTTGAAACCAGCTTTGTAAGTTAGGTTGATCGTATGAATTTTTGATCCAGAGTATATTTGACTTTACTGGATCTAAGGGAATTTTTTCTGGAACAGATGTGGTTATTTGAACTGAATCGATTAAAGCTCGAGATACATGTTTTTTTAAATAATCGAACTGAATTTCAGTTCCGCCGTAGGGTTTCATTTCATGGTTTTACCAAAAACCTGTAAAGATGCAACTGTTATTTTTTGATTTATTTGTAAGTCTTCATTAACTGTATCTGTATTAGCATCTGCTACATCAGCATCAAATTCTTCTTTAGATGCATATTTCTTTTGAGTTCTTTTATTAATTACTTCCTCTTCAGCTTTAGCTGGAATAACAGGAACTTCTTCACCATTAATAATTATAGTTTTTTGTGTCATTGTTTACGTCCTTGCCGATTGTATTTTTTATAACATCTTTTCTTACTTTTGTTAAGACTCTTGGTGTGACGTCTAGGTCTCTTCCTAGGTTTTGGTCTTTCAACAAAGTCTTTAAATTTCCTAGCCATTTTCCTGCGATCTGTTTATGAGTGCATATGATATGACACCTTTAACCACACCTGCTGTATCTGCTTGAAATTTTAAACCATCACTTTCTTCCAATATTAAAACTTGTCCCGCAGCTTGATCCGTTTCATCTGCAGCCATATTTTTATGATAGAATTCATAATCAGTTGAAGCTGAGTTATCCCTTAAATACATTTCAACTAAATTATTACTATTATGTTCGTTAGTTACGGAAATACTTTTAACTAGTGCTCGTGATGATGCATCAATAGTAAGAACAGTAGTTAGGTTTGTAGTACTTAATAAGAAACCTTGATTTTTATATTTTATTGTCATGACATAAAGAAGTTAAATGCATCTTGTTCATTTTTCAAGTCTTGCTGATAAGATGTATTTAATTGATTCTCCACTGTTGATATTGCTTGGTTAATTTGTCTAAACCCTTCTGCTGAATATTCTTGTGGTGGTTCTGGTACGTATACGTTTATTTTAGCCATTATCTTCTCCCATCTGCGTTTAAGTCTGCTTTAAATGTACCAAACCTCCAAGTTTCATTAATATCAGTGTTTTGTATTTTTAAATTAGCCAATCTACCTCTTGCTCTTGTATCAATTTTTTCTGTACTTGAATTTATAGTAAAAGGCCCAAGTTGTGAAGAGGCACCAGTATTAATAGGGTAGTCTTTTAAAAATATAGTTACAACCGCATTCCCTTGTAAGTTTTTAAAGTCAGGTAAGAATCTACTTATTCTTATGAAATATTCACCTTCACCATCGACAGGTAAATCAAAATCTCCAGATTGGATGTAAGCCGCAATAGCTGATTCAGTTCCATCTAGAGCTATTTCATTATTACCAACCTCGTGTGCATAATATGTTGTTGAACCAAAAGTATTTGTAGCACCACTTATATTTGAAATTGTTGGTATAGCAGTAGAATCATATTCTGTTGCGTAAGGCACATCATATGTACTTGCATCTGCGTAAGAGCTTCTAGCAAGTGTCATTAATGACCAAGTATTTTCTACATAATTATAAACTACAGCCCTGTTGTTCTGAGTAGCTGGACTACCTGCAGGTGTACCCGCTGGATAGAACCATACAATTTCATTAAACAATGAGTTGTGTGAACCATATATAATTTCATTAGATGAATAGTTTATTCCCACATTTGATCCAGTGGTCGTGAATACAAAGTCTTCAACAAGTGACGGAAGTAATTTAACGGTACCATCAAAAACAAAGAAACCACCACCTGCTCCCATCCAAAATACTTTACCATCTGCATATACAGTTGCGTGTTGACCAATACATCCACAGTTAGAACCTACTTGTCTAATTGAGAAAGTAAATGGTGGTCCTACAAACTGCATAGTGTATGCTGCCTGATCAGTCAAAATTAAGTTATAGTCTTTACCTGAAACAGCAGCTACAATTTTATTTCCAGTATCCAACCTAAATGTTCCCGCTGTATTAACTGATGTTGGTTCATATACATTGTAATCCTCTTGGTCACTAAATCTTATGAACATCGGGTCTTGAGTAAGTGGGTTGCCAATAGTTGTTTCAGTTCCAAAATGAACAACATGCCTATCTCGGTCTGAAGTAATTGTTAATCTAGATGCAGTTGGAGCCCCTGCCATAATAGTTGCTCTTTGATCTAAAGGATTAGATGCACCTGGATTCCAAACAAAAGTTTTTCCATCTTTAATAGTAGCAATAAGTTGTTCTCCAAAATTATCTAATGACCAACTTCCTGGATCTAGAACTACTGTAGAAGTTGTTGTACCAGAACCCCAAGCTAATCTACTCCAGGCTCCTGTACCCCAACCATAACCATATGTTTGAATAGTCGGGCCAATCTCTTCATAAGGATTTATACTTGCAGATCCTGCTGCAGTCATTCCTGTACCAGATTCATTTGATTTCATTTCAATTGTAAAACTGTTTGCATCAGGTGTGCTTAAAATTTCAAAAGTATAGTCTTCAAAATCCGCTACAGTAAAACCTGTAGCTCCACCTCCTGGTAAAGTGACTGAGGTAAATGTTATATATTCACCTATATCTAATGCGTGACTTGTTTTATTTACAGTTACAGTGTTTGATCCATTAGTAGATGTAAAAGTTGCACCAGTTATTGCAGTTGCTAAAGGTGTTATATCATAAAATTTATCTTCATAATAAATATATAAAGCTTTAGAAGTACCAAGTGCAGCGTATCTTCTTCCCTCTAAATCTGTCCAAGTGTGTTGTGCACGAGTTGGTCCTGCAATTGTTTCTTGACCAATAGCAGTATAACCACCTATTTTTTCTGGTTGTCCGTATCTAAATCTAACAAAATCCCCGTCAATCCATTGACCTTCTGCTCCTGAAGGGGTATCAGCTTTATTAATCCCTGGGACTATATTTACATTTCTCAAAGGCATAAGCCATTTTACATCATTTTAGAGCTTCATCCAAGTCGAAGGGGAAGGTATATTATGTTCAGATTTAATACCCTCTTTCATAGTCAACATAATATCTCCTGAAATAGATAGTCTTGGTATATCTTTAGTATTCTTTCCAGTTTCATGAAACATCATAGATGGAAATATAATTACATTACCTGTCTCCGCAGGATACTCAGCTTTACCATAATTAGTATTATCCCATTTTGTAAAGTATGGATCTCTCTTTGGAATATTTAACCCTACCTTATGTGCATCATCATCAAGTAAAAAAAGATTACCTTGTTCATGAGCTTGTGGATAATATACAAAACTAAAATGACTACTCATATGCCTATGATAAGAAATAAATTGTTCTTTTATAGATAAGGTAGCCCAAGACTTTGTAATATATATTTCAAACAAATCTAAATTATATTTTTGTGCAGACAAACAACCCTGTATTACCTTAGATAGTTCAGTGTATAATTCTTTGAATCTTTTATCTTTGTGTAAATTATCATCAATAGATTGTAATTCTTTTGGCTTTACATCTGTCGTTGTTGAGTATTGAGAATTGGTAGGAGTAATATCTCTAAGTATAATAGGTACAATTTTTTTGTTTATGTCTTTAAAGTTATCTAACTTAGTTATGTATATAGGATAACCAAACCATTTAGATATATTTGCCATAAGGCACTATACTAATTTACTCGTAAGAATCTATACTTAATTTCTCCGTTACCACCTGCAAAAGCTGTTTCTCCTGTACTACCAATATTTTGTGCACCACCTCCACCACCGCCAGAACCTCTAGTACCAGCAGTTGCAGCAGGACCTCCTATTCCACATCCATTACCACCAGAAATATTTCCAGCATAAGAGTCAGCACCGTCAGAACCTGCAATTTGACAGTTATCTCCACCACAGTTTCCATTATTATCACCTGCTGCACCATTACCAGACTGATTAAATGTTCCAACAGGACCTGACGTATTTGTTGTTACTGCTTTTGTTACACCGTCTGAATCACGAAAATTTCCTGAGGTAATAACTGATCCACTTATAGTAGCACTACCCGCAGTTCCTGCAGTATTAGTTCTTAGCGGTCCTTGTACTCCACCACCTGTACCACTTGCTCCACCACCAGCACCTAAAGTAAATATTGATCCTGCAGTTGATCCAGATAAAGTTGTATTAGTTCCTGCACTTCCAATTTTTGGTTGACCAAAATTAGCTGTTTGGTTTCCTGGAGCACCACCGCTACCAATAGAATAAGTTATTGTTTCACCTTCAGTAACAGAAAATATTTTGTCAGATACATAAGCACCGGATCCACCACCAGCACCTGATGATTCTCCACCTGCCTTATCATAACTAACCCCACCTGCAGCACCACCTCCACCACCAACGGAAGCTTGAATATGAATTGCGTTAGCACCGTCAGGCACTGTAAATGTTCCTGAACCTGAACTTAATGTTGTGTAAGATGTTGCTGTAAAAGCTGCGAATACTAATTCCCAAGTACCTGATACTTTTGCATAAATCTCATCTGCTTCTTGCCAAACGCCTGATACTTTTCCGTATGCATTTTCTATCTCTTGGAATGTTCCTGATACTTTGCCGTAAGTATTAGCCATTATTAATTATACCCCAACGCTTCGTCTGTATTAATTTCATCAGGATCAGCTAAAATATCAATTCTTTTAACTTCAACGACATTACCTTTTTCATTTCTAAAAACTTGTTCAACATTTTTAATGTTTGAACTTGAGGTATAGTTTTCTTCTAAACTACTAATCTCATTAGTTGAGTAATAAAATTTATAAGTAGCCATTTAAAACCCTATGAATATTTAAACCAAATGTCTCCATCATTACCTCCTGAAGGAGAAGATGTACTTATTGTAAATTTTCTTTCAAGCTTGGCGGCAGTTACTGCATCGTTAACTAATTGTGTTGTATCAACAGCATCTGCGGCTACTTTTGCATTAGTCACTGCATCCGCTGCAATTTGATCTGTGTTAACTGCATCATTTGCTATTTTAGCATTCGTTACTGCATCATCGGCTATTGAGGTAGTCCCTATAGTTCCACCTAAAGTATTTAAAGCAACTTCAGTAACATTTGTTCCGTCAGAATAAGCAGCATGAATTTTACCCTCATCTAATTCAAAACCTGTTCCAGAAGTAGTTTTAAAAGTTAATGTATTTCCACTATGTGTTGTTCCATCTTTAAGAATATAAAATTTTTCAATAGAATCAGGTATGTTCACAGTTCTATTTCCAGATAATGTTCCTGTAAAATTAAGCACCATATTTCTTGCATTTGATATAGATGCATTTGACATTACTAGAGTTACGTCACTCGATGCAACATCGATTGCTTGATACCCTGCAATAGCTTGTTGAACAAGTTCTAAATTTGTATTTGTTTTAGTTCCCCATGTACCAGCATTTTCGCCGGTTGCCATAAGTTCTAGTTTAAGATCTGTAGAATATGTTGAAGCCATACCTTATTATATCCTCACTATGCCGCTATATCAACCTCAGCCCAATTATTAGAAACACCCTCATTTACTTCAGTCCATGTATTCGTGACATCTGGATCAACGTTTGACCACGCAGTAATTAAAGGGTTATTTAAAGCAACGGTTAACTGTTGTCCTGTTAAATCTACAGGAGTATTTAAATCTACTGTTACTGAGCCTTCGGCCGTGGTTAGTTCTTCACCTGTTACTGCCGCATCAATACTAACAGAAGATTCTGCGTCCCCAACTGCTGAAGTTAGTGTTTCACCTGTAACATCTACATTTGCATCTCCTGTTGCAATTTCATCACCAAGATTAGTAGTTAATTCTTCACCTGTAACATCGACATTAGCATCAGCGTTAATAGTGACAGTTTCAGTTGTTGAAATTAATTCTTCCCCTGTAACATCTACATTAGCGTTAGCGACAATAGATTCATCCCCTAATACAATAGTTAAATCTTCTCCTGTAACTGATGCATCTACATCAATCTTAATACCTACATCTGCAACAACGGAACTTAATTCTTCCCCCACAAGGTTTGCATCAGGATTCGCATCTAGATTACCAGAAGTTACTGTAAGCGGAGTTCCTGTAACCTGTACTGTCGGGTTTTGAATAGCGGTAATTGTGACGTTACCTGTAGTAGACGATATAGGTATACCTGTGACTGCAACGTTGGTATTTAATGAACCTTCTGCTGCAAAAGGTGCTTCGGAAAATGTTGTTATTCCAAAAGCCATTTATTAGGCTCCTGGTTTAGTTGGCCATGTGACTGAATTAACGTCTTCGACTGTAGTTAAACCGTTTGTAATGTCTCTTAAAGATTGTCTATAAGTTCTCATATCATCAGATAAAGTTTGATCTGATAAAGCATAATGATCTGTGTCTTGTAATAATTTATTTCTTTTGGCTCTTAAATCTTCCATAGCCATATCAAATTCTACTGCTGTGAATTGTGCTTGTATGTCAGCTTTAGAGATTGGTGTTGTTCCATTTAGCCATTCTATTTCACAAGTGTTAATATCATTACCTCTTACAACTACCTCTGCACTAGGATTTATTTTAAGTATTGCTTTTGCTATCATCCTGCTATCTCCATAAGTGTCATTGATCCTCTACCTCTTTCATTGGCACTACCAGCATCTGCTTGAATTGTAATAGTTCCACCACTTAATGTAGCGAATTGAGTTTTATATGTAAGAGCTGATGTAGATGATGGAGAATCTAAATAAGTTGTTCCTATACCATTAGCATCTGAATCTGAATTTTGAGTATATGCTATTAAATCACCAATATAATTTAATTCTGTAGAATCTCTAAATAATTTATAACCAATGTATGTATTATTTTGATCTTTTCTCATAAACTGATTTACCATTATTAAAATTTTACTAGATGTTGCAGATGGAGTTATTGAAGCTGTTAAAGACGTATCAGCATAAGTAGCACTGGTGCTTGATGTTGAGGTGTATGTGACTCCAGTAACAACTTGCAAAACCTTACCAGTAGCAATAGCTGCTGGTAATGCTGTAATATTCCCGATAGAAGTATCGTTAATATTCGCTGCAGGAAGTGTGCCTGTTATTGCATTTGCTCCGCCTAGTCTAGTTATTGCCATATTATACTCCTATCAACGCTTTAATTTCTGCGTCGTCCAATCCTAAATCTTTTAGTTTCTGTTTACCAGATGCTTTTTTATCTATTGCGTCTTGCTTTTCTTGTTCTATTTCAGCTTCAACAGTTGGTATTTGTGCTTGAATATCTTCTTTAGATATTGGTGTTGTTCCATTTAACCATTCTATAGTATTAATATCTTCATCAAGATATTTAAATTCTGCATTTGAATTTATTTTTTTAATTGCTTTTGCTATAATCATAATTTTATCCCGCTATTTCAAATGCTGTTAGTGTTCCTGTATTTGAACCAAAATTGAAAACCATTACCGTTCCATCATTTGATTTACCTTGCATTTTGTAAGTAATTTCACTAGTTGTGTTAGGTTCATCTAGTTTTGTAATTGAAGCAGCTGTAACAACTCCAACACTTCCTACAGTTCCTATACCATCAGAATCTGCAATTTGTGTAGCATCTCTCAATATTTGTAAGGCTAATCTATTTCCAGAAGTTCCATTTGTTTCATTAGTACCAGTATAAATTACAAAAATTTTACTAGATGTTGCTGATGGTGTAATGTTTAATGACAAATTAATATCAACATAAGATGTTGATGTTGTAACTACTCCAGATGTAGTTGATGTACTAACCACTTGTAAAACTTTTCCTGTGACCAATGCAGCACCATCATTTTGTAATGTTCCAATAATATTTGTAGTATCCCCACTCTTACCAATAGTAATGGTATTAGCATTCTCATTGATAATGTTATTGCCTGATGTATCTTGTATCTCGTCTACTTTTAATATACTGCTCATTATGCTCCTATTTTATATGCTCCAAAAGTTCCACTACCTTCATCTATGTCTAATGTGGAAGTTCCAGAAGTTACATTTGACCTAGCATATAATTCTATATAATCAGAACTTCCATTGAAATCTACTACTGCACCAACAAAAAGAGTATTTTCATTTGGTTCATAACTTGGGTCGAATGTATTATTCATTATTTTGTAAACACTTCCATTTTTATAAATAGCTATGTTAGCTACATTTAACTTATAGTTTGTTTCTGAATACATAGTACACATTCCATAAACATAGTATTTTCCAGATATTGTTGGAGTAAAACGATAATTTGTTGATGAATCATACATTGAATCCGTGTCAAATTTTTCTGTATTCATAGTTAATTTTGTCCATACTGCATCAGCAACACCAGTCATGTGTGCACTTCCATATGATTCAAAAGCTGGATAGTTTTGACCTGACATAGTTCCAGCAGTTGCTGAAAAAGTAGTACCAGAAGGTACAGAAATAGTCTCCCCAGATTGACCAAGTGTAATCGTCCCTGATCCAGAGCTAGTTGTTATTGTTCCTACTTTTAATGTTCCGTCTGCCATAATTTATCCTATTCTATTAATTTAAAACCATTAAAATTTGTAAATGCAGAGCCACTTCTTAAAGGTGCAGAACCAGCATATCTATAAAAAAAACAATCAAAATAATCTGAACTACCATTTGCATCAACTAAACAAGATGTTTCTAATGAAAAAGATGTTGATATACTTGAGTATATATATTTTTCATCAATTCCTTGTAATGTGCTACCATTTTTTTGAATATAAAAATAAACAGTTCCAGTATCTAAAGTACCACTTAATTGAGCTGAAGCATTTAACCAATATTTACCAGCAGTAGTTGGTGTAAATCTATAATTAGTAGTGCTGTCATAAGTATTGTCTGAATCAAAAAGTTCTTGATTAAATTCTACTTTTGTATTTGTTTGACTTGAAATTGTTTGATTACCACTTCTATAAGCTGAAAAATATGGTGTCATAACACCACCAAACCCTGTTTGAGTTCCGTTGTTAGTAATCGTTGCACCTGATGGTACAGTAATAGTTGTGCCGCTTGCACCTAACGTAATATTTTTTGGAATAGAAATAGTTGAAGCATTACTATCTCCAATCGTAAGCGTACTGCTTCCAGATATATTATCAATTGTATTTGTCTCTAACTTACTCATTATAAAATTACGAATGTACTCCCTGATGGAATGGTAATTGTACCACTTACTGTTACAGGACCTACTAACGCTCCATTGTTTGAACCAGTCATATTAATATCTGACCAGGTCTGATTAT